ACTTTTGTAAGGTACTGACCTGTTGTTCCACCTGTTGCAACTCCTGGCCCTGTGGCCCCCGTTTGTCCTGTGGCTCCCGTTTGTCCTGTGGCTCCCGTAGCGCCTGTAGGGCCTGCTGCGCCGCCTGCTGCAAACCACTCACCATCGTAGACACTGAGTACATTTGTTGTAGTGTTAAACCAAAGAGGATTAGCCTCAGTATCTACTGGGGCAGTTGCTGAAAAATATACAGCATTTCTGTCGTCGGCAAGAGTATCAATGAGATCGACATATTCCGAAGATCCTGGAGATCTACCTGCTCCAAATTTATTTAAAAGATATTCAATAGTTCTGACAGTCACTTAAACATTATACCATAATAATGTCCTATTGACTTTTTGGGCAAACCTTGCTACACTAAAGACATGAAGCCAAACGAATGCAGTAAATGTGATATGGCACATAAAGATCCATTATTTTGGGAGACTCATCAGACTATGAGTGATGGTAGGATATGGTGTGCATATGCTAGAAAGTCTTGAGATCCCCGACCCTTTTCAAACCTTTGTAACCAAAAAATATACAAATGCTAAGGGTCTTATCTATGATTTTTTTGCCAAAGAGTGGTATCTTAAGACTGCTTGTTGTGGGGAAGAACTATATGCACCGAACAAAAAGACAATGACCAAGATACGTTTATATCATACTAGAAATGAGTGTTTAAATGGATACTGAGCAAACCTTTGATCAAGAGTTTGATGTAAAAGAGACTACTAAGGCTATTGTTGATAAGGCTAAGGCTGAAGTTAAGGCTAAGTATGGAAATAAGAAACGGCATAGACAATGACAGGAATTACTTGTATAGACTGTTATGGAACTAATGCTACTCAGGTATTACGAATTGGTGCTTATTGTGCCGAGTGCTATACTAATATGATAAAGGGGGCTACAAATGATTAATGCTTTATTTCTTATTCCCGCATTTTTTGCAGGATATTTAGCATGCTATGTTGCAATGACATACAAGGTTGACCAAAATTAAAGAGCCAAAGATAATGAAGATGGACTGGAAGTCGTTAGGCTATGAAAGGCAATATAAAAATGGAAGATTACGATGGGTACCTAAAGAAGTTTACCAAGGAACACAAGACGAAGAACCTTCCACTTAGATGGTTTGCCAATCTTTGTGAAAAGCCTGCACACTATCATCTAAATAAGTTCTTACATTATAGTGATCACGATGACTATGGTCTTGTCTGTAGGTATCATGCACGTATATCTTATTGGTTATATAAACCATATCTTAGGTGGGGTACAGTCTATAGGCTTGACAAGAACAATTAAAATTGTTATACTTATTATATGACACTAAGTTCGATATTGTTTAGTTTATTCTGCATGTCTTTAGGACTGTGGCTTTTATTAGGTAGGAGATAGTTATGGCTAGAGTAGTTATATGTTATGTATGTAAAAAAGAAATTGAATCTCGGTCTCCTTTTGCACACGAAACCTTAACAAACCATATAAAAAAAGAACATAAGGAAGTTCATGCTTAAATTTTTATGGGGTATGCTAGCAGGATATTTTATAGCAAATTTTGAAATTGCACGATATTTAGTTAGTAAGGGATATAGGTCTGTCCATGACATTCCAGATAAAGATTGAAGAGTTTGATCATAGCATTCTTAAAAAAAATGCATTCTATCTTCCGCCAATTCCTTGGAAGTGGACATTGATTAAATCAGGGAAAATACTTGGGTTTGGATATTGCCATACCGAAGAGCAAGCCAATGAGATGGCAAATCAATCTTTAAATTATTTTAAAAAGCCTCAGTACATTGAGTACAGTAAAAATTAGGTCTATCAATAGCATTAGAATCGCCAATAATAATTCTGCCTTCTCTTGACATTTCTAACAGAACGCCGTTTAATTGGCCATAAATTATTGGAACTAAACCTGAACCACATTTTTCACACATAATTTAATCATACCATACTTGCATTCAAAAGGAAAGTTTGATATACTGAGTATATGAAAAACACTTATAAATGTCCAGATTGCAATACTTCTATAATTATTAATACCAAGGTTCACGAACTTCCAGAATCAATTATCTGCCCTTGCGAAACGGTAATGCCACTAGAATCGTCAAAATAATATGTGGTCGTGGGTACTAGCCTTTATAGGCGTTTCTGGAATCTTTTTAGTTGGACGTAAAACTATCTGGGGATGGTTGGTTTTGTGTGTAAATGAATGTCTTTGGATTATTTATGCACTGACCACAAAACAATATGGTTTTATATTTGCAGCAGTAGCCTATGGAATAGTGTATGTTAAATCTTTTATACACTGGAGAAAAGATGAAGCGTGATTACTTCAAAAAGTTATGGTCAACTATCTTATCAAATGGTGTGCGCCAAGACTCTGAAGGTAATTGGAATATCATAAACTCTTCTACCAATAAGCGTAGAATGGAAGGTAAAGGATCTAGCGTTGGTGGTGTGTCTGGTCCTAATCAACATGAATGGATACCAGCAAAAATTTATGTAACTCCAGAAGATCTAAAAGAAATTTGGGACAAGCAAGATGGAAAGTGTTATTGGTTTGGTGTAAACTTAGACTTAGAACTGCTTTATAAATCACATCCCGATTGGATGCCAAAACATCCTATGTGTCCTAGTATAGATAAGATTGATGTAAATGGAGATTACACAAAAGAAAATATTGTTATAACAACTAGGTTTGCAAATTTTGGTAGAAACGTTTGCGACTTTGATAGGTTTCATGATATAGTAAAGGTATTAAAAAATGGATAACTTTTGTGGTGTATGTGGATCAAGATTAATAAATGGAGATTGTCGTAATTGTTTTAGTAATAACAATGCATTAGCAGAATTTGAAAGGGAAGATGAGTAAAGAGATAGAGTTTGAAACTTGGGCTAATAAAAATAATGTTGACATTACAACAGAACTTTACCTTCAATATCAAAGATCTTTAATCATAAGTGAGTTAGCAATGGCTGGAGTAGCCGTTGATCTTCCTGGAGATTTTTTACAATCTTTAAACTCACAGCAGTTTGCCGAAGTAATTGCAGGAGTAGTTAGAAGGAAAATAAAATGAATAGTTGGATCGAAGAACTTGATGACGATAAGAAGAAAGATTTAATGGAAATGATTATCATGACTGTTAAAGAAATTCGTGAGCAAATGGATCAAGACATTCTCTTTACCCAGCAGATCTGGGAGCGTAAGGGGTTTGTAAAAAGCCGCAGAACTCGTAAAGCATTTGAAGCCTGTCGCTCTATTGTTCAAGGTAAAAACGAAGTGTTTGACGATACAAGTGGCTGATCCAAATCAAACCCCTGCTCGTGGTGAATGGGCTTGTCCATGCAATGGTTGTGCAAAGGCTGTTGCTTTTGAAAGAAAACAGTTAATTGAACTATTTGAGCAAGCAAAGCATGACTATTTAGTTTACCGTGGATCTAGTTTTCATAAAGATACTGGTGAATTAATGTGGGCTAAAGATGATGCAATGGCATATGCTGAGGGTATTGATTCAGTTATTGAATTAATTAAAGATAGAATGCCTAAACCTAAACCAAAAAAATAAAACTAAGCACCAGTAGCCAAGTTGGTTAAGGCCCCGAACTCATAATTCGGTTATCGTAGGTTCAAGTCCTACCTGGTGTACTAAGGGCCTAAAGCATTAAAGTGATGCTCAGGACTTTTAATCCTGAGAAGAAGGAGCATTACCTTCTAGGCCTACTACACCTCTGTAGTTCAGTGGACAGAACGATGGACTTCTAAGCCATGCGTCGCAGGTTCGATTCCTGCCAGGGGTACTTTAGTACTTGCCACCACGTCGTTTATATTCAGCAACTACCCAAGCATTTGCTACTGCTGATGGGTACACACTAAATTTTGCTTTTGCTGCAGCCTTTACTCTTGCGTATAACTCTTTATCTTTTGGCTCACCTTTGCGGGGCTTAATAATATTTGCATAGTTGGGCTTTGCTGCCTTGTCCATATCATCTTCTTCTTCCATCATATGGTTATTCATGTCAATAAGTTCAGCATCTTTGTACATCATACCAATGCTATATGCTGTTGGTTCCCATGTACCGTCTTCTTCTTCGTAAATTCTAACAGCCATTGCTGGATTTTCTGGTGGCATAGATTGAATAGCATACTCAGTTCCAGGAACTCCATAGACTCCGCCTTCAGTCATAATGTGTTCAACCATGCCATGAATAATGCCTTCAGAAGTTCTACCCATTACGAAGTCGCCTTCTTTAATTGTGTGTTCATTTTTTTCTATAGCAAAAATTTTTGTTAGTATTTCTGCACCACCAACAAACTTACCAAAATCCATAAAGATATCTGATGACTCTTTAGTTCTATTTACAATTGCTCTTGACCAAGAGAATCCTGCATCTCCGCCCCATGCATCCCACATGATACGACCATTAGATGGGTTAGATGTATTGTAAAAGTCTTTACCTTTTTTATCTACTTCGTGCCGTGAAAAAAATGAGTACATTCTTTTTACTGTATCAAGAGACATTGCAGATCCATTAACGATATCTGTTGCTCTTCCCCAACCTACAGGAGTTCCAGCACCAGTTGCTTTGCCATCTTCTTTCCACTTTAATGCACGTCTGGCAGCAGCCTTCATGCCAGAATTCGGAGTATATGTATCAGCCATACCTACCATTATACTATAGATTGTGGTACAATTATTGTAAAAGGGGTGCATTTTGGCTAAAATTGTTTTCTTAGGTAACTTTGGTGTTGACTATAGTAGTGAGAATCATCACGTAAAGTCTTTGGAATCCCTTGGACATACCGTCGTTAAAATGCAAGAACGTGAGGCAAGGAGCCAGCGCATCCTTGGGGAATCATTAGAGAGTGATTTATTTATCTGGGTTCACACACACGGCTGGGATACTCCAGGAAATATCGGTATGGAAGATGTTCTAATTAAACTAAAAGAAGCAAACATTCCAACAATGACATACCATCTTGATTTATGGTTTGGTATTGAGCGTCAAAAAGATCTTGAAGAGGATCCATTTTATAAAACCATTGGTCATTTCTTTGCTACAGATAAGTTAATGACTGATTGGTTTAATGAAAATACAGAAGTGAAAGGACATTTTCTTCCTGCTGGTGTATACGATAAAGAATGCTATATTCATCCAGCGTATGATAATACCTTTGACTATGATGTTATATTTGTTGGAAGCAAGGGTTATCACCCAGAATATCCCTATCGACCACAACTAATAAACCACCTAAGATCATTATATGGAAAACGTTTTCTTCATGTTGGTGGCGATGGTGACACAGGAACAGTTCGTGGGGATGCACTAAACAAGATTTATGCTCGCAGCAAGATAGCAATTGGTGATAGTCTTAACATTGGATTTAACTATCCTTACTATACAAGTGATAGAATGTTTGAGAGTACTGGTCGTGGAGCATTTACTATCTACCCTCGAATCAAGGGCCTTGAAGATCTTTTTACAGACAAAGAGATTGTTCTATATGAGCATGGAAATTTAAAAGATCTAGAAGAAAAGATTAATTATTATCTAGAGCATGAAGAAGAAAGAGAAACTATTCGTATGGCTGGTCATGAAAGAACAAAAGTAGACCATACATATATTAATAGATGGAAAAATATCTTAGAAGTGTTGGAAATTAAGTGAAGTATTTAGTTACTGGTGGTGCTGGTTTTATTGGATCTAACTTAGTTAATAAGTTAATTAATCTTGGCCATGATGTGATTTGTATTGATGATGAGTCTGCAGAATGTCATGATCAATTCTATTGGAATGATCAGGCACAAAATTATAAGTATGATATTTGTGATTATGATCTAATTGCTCCACTCTTTAAGGATGTTGACTGCGTATTTCACGTTGCATCTGATGCAAGAATACAGCCAGCAATACTAAATCCTAAAAAATCCATTCATTCAAATGCAGTAGGGACAGCCAATATTCTTGAACTTTGTAGGGTAAACAATATAGATAGGCTAATCTATTCTAGTACATCCTCTGCTTATGGCAAGAAGGCAATACTTCCAAACATAGAAACACAGCCATCTGACCCACTAACACCATACTCTGCTGCTAAAGTTTTTGGTGAAAACCTTGCAAAAGTTTATTATAACCTTTATGGTCTTAAAACTATATCGCTCAGATACTTTAATGTTTATGGAGATAGGCAGCCATTAAAAGGACAGTATGCTCCAGTAATAGGGCTATTCTTAAAACAATATCATGAGTCAAAACCACTAACAGTAGTTGGAGATGGATCTCAACGCAGAGACTTTACACACATATCTGATGTGGTAGAAGCAAATATACTTGCATCTGAAGTTAAAGATGGATTTGGAGAGGTATACAATATTGGGTATGGAAGTAACTATTCTATACTTGATATTGCTAATATGATTTCAAATGATGTTAAGTTTATACCGCCAAGAGTTGGGGAAGTTCAGGAAACTCTTGCATCAAATCAAAAGTTTAAAGATTTAACTGGCTGGATGCCAAAGGTATCCCTTATGGAATGGATACAAAAATGACAGAAATGGTTAAAGCAGTTTTAAACGGAGAGTTTGAAATGATGCTGCCTAAACACCGTGCAGATAGACCTGAATGGTATGAGCAACAAGGTTGGGAAAAGCCTAGACTAAAGTCAATGCACCAAAACATTGGCAAAGGTGATGTTGTTTACTATGTTGGTGCAGAAGAAGGAGAGTTTCCAGCACTCTGCCAAATGTGGGGAGCAGAAGTAGTTTTATTTGAACCAAACCCTAAAGTGTGGTCACATTTTCCTGCAACTTGGACAGCAAACAACCTAGAACTTCCTATGGTATGTATTCCTGGTTTTGCTTCTGATAAGATAAATGATCTTTCAAGAATATATTATAACGAATGGCCACCAGAGGTTAATGATGTAATTGAAGCAGCACATGGATTTAAAGAGTTATATCTTGAAGGAGATACCTATGGTCAGATAACAATAGACTCTTGTGTTTATGATCATGGCATTAAGCCACCTACTGCCATTTCGTTGGACGTAGAGGGCAGTGAATGGAGGGTTCTGGGAGGGGCTGAGAGGGTACTTAGAGAGTACAAACCCAAGATCTGGCTGTCTGGACACCCTGAGTTTATGTTGCAGCAATGGGATGAATCTTTATATAATCTTAGACAATGGACCAAGGGACTAGGATATACCGAAACAATTTTAGACTATCAGCATGAGGTTCATCTTTATTATGAATCAGCCTAAAGCATATATATATTCTATTGATCCACTTGATGCTGCAGATGGAAAATGGGACTATGGACTACTTAAAGAGACATTTGAAAAAAATAATGTTAATCAATTGGTTGTAAAAGAAATACCAAAAGCAGATCGTGGCTTTGTTGTCATACCTGGACATGGCAATGCTGGTAAAGAAAAAGAAATATCAAACCAATTAAAAAATCTTGATAGAGTTGTTTTGTTTATAACTGGTGACGAAAGCGCTCAATTTAATGTAGACAAAATTGGTCACCCCAATATCTCTATTTGGGTTCAGTATCCACATCAAAAACATGAAAAATATAATAAATTTTTTATTGGTCCGCCACAGCATTTAAAGTCTAACTTGCCTGATTATCCTGTTAAAGAATATGATATTTATTTTGGTGGACAAATAACACATCAACGTAGACAACAGTTAGCAGAAGTCATGCCAAGTCTACCAAATGCCCTTTATAAGCCCACAGAAGGCTTTGCCCAGGGAGAACAGCCTAAAGACTACTACCGCACTCTATCAAAGGCTAGGGTTGTTCCAGCCCCTGCTGGTGCCCAAGTTATAGACACCTTTAGATTCTTTGAGGCTATTGAGATGTTGGCTTTGCCTATTGGTGATCGTGTTGACTCTAAGGGTGAAATGACTGATTATTTTAACTATGTTTACCCTGCAGGAATTCCAATTGAAAAAGTTAAAAACTGGAATCAACTGCAAGAAATGCTTCCTAATCTTATTAATAATTACCCAAATAATATGCATCAGGTTGTGTGTTGGTGGATTAAATATAAAAGAGATTTTTCTATTAAAGTAATGAGGGATCTCTATGAATAAAAATGATGTAACTATTGTTGTTGCTACTTCTGTTTTACCAAGCCATCCAAATACTAAGATAATTGATGAAACAATTTCTACTATTAGAGTTCACTTTCCTAACAACGAAATTGTTTTACAAATGGATGGTCTGCGTGAAGAACGCATGTCTCGTAAAATAGATTACGATGAATATAAAAATAGAATTTTATGGAAGTGTTTACATGAGTGGAAAAATGTTTTACCAATAGTTTTTAATGAGCATAGCCATCAAACAACAATGATGAAAGAAACAATTGATATTATTAATACTTCTGCAATGCTTTATGTTGAAGGAGATGCACCAATTACTCCAGACCATGAAATTGATTGGCAAAAATGTCTAGATATGCTTGAATATGAAAAGGCTAACACCATTAGATTTCATTTTGAGGCAGTGATACCTGAACCACACGAACATTTAATGTTTGGACTTGATGATGGTTTTATGAAAACTGCTCAATGGAGTCAACGTCCACACCTAAGTACAGTTAAATATTATAGAGATGTTGTTCTTCCCTTTTGCGATGATAAAACTTTTATTGAGGATAGGTTTCATGGAAAAGTTCAAGATGATGTTTTGCCTTATGGTGAGTTTGATGAAGAGGGTTGGGACAAACACAAACTTTGGATATACCACCCAGAAGGAAATATTAAACGTTCGTATCATTTAGATGGTCGTGAAGGTACCCAAAAGTTTACAGTAGATGATGAGGCCTGGGGGTATACTGAATGAGACTAGGAATCATTGCAAGATCAGATAACACTGGTTTAGGTAATCAAACAAGAAATATAGTTAATATGCTAAAACCAGACAAGATCCTTCTTATTGACTCAAGACCATTTAATGAAAACAAGCAGCATCCTGAATGGTATGCAGGCTATCCATGTATAACAACTAAAAGAGGCTTTGCATCAAAGGAAGAGATTGTTGCTTTCCTTCGTGATCTAGATGTTGTATTTACCTGTGAATCTTTTTATAGCAGTTTATTCCTTCCCCTTGCAGAAAAAAGAAATATAAAAACAATTAATCAATATAACTATGAATTTTTAGATTTAATAAATGATGATAACCAAATGGCTCCAACCATGCTGCTCTCCCCTAGTGTGTGGAATCTAGAACATGTAAAAGAAGTTCTTGAGGATAGGGCACAGGTTGCACATTTAGCCCCACCAATAGATCCAAATGATTTTATGGTACCAAGAGAAAATAATATGTCAAAAACTCATAATAGAATACTTCATATTGCTGGTAAGTTTGCATCTAAAGATAGAAATGGTACTAGCACTGTTATAGATATGCTTAAATACTCTACCGCCAACTATGAGTTAGTTATTAAAAGTCAAACTCCAATAGAAACAGATTGCAAAGATCCTAGACTAACTATTGATATATCAAATACAGATAGCAATGCAGACCTTTATAGTGGATTTGATGCCATGGTTCTTCCAAGGCGATATGCTGGCCTATGCTTACCAATGAATGAGTCTTTAATGAGTGGCCTACCAGTATTTATGACAGATATATCTCCAAATAATTTTGTTCTGCCAAATGAGTGGCTTGTTGAATCAAATAAAACTGACAAACTTTTAACACGCATGTGGCTTGATGTTTATTCTGCTAATCCAAAAAAGTTAGCCAACTTAATTGATAATTATGTTGAGGATAACAACAAAGAAGATCAGAAGAAAAAAGCCTATGAGATAGCATTAAAACATTTTGATATTGATATATTAAGAGATAAGTATTTAACTGTTATTCAAAATATACTCAGTTGAAAATTTTCTTTTAAGATCTTTTAGGTGAACAAATGTACCCTTATCATCTCTAATAAACTGAATATTTGTATCCAATAATGTTATCTTATATTGAGTATACTTTAAAATATAATAAGAAAACCACAAGTCATCAATGATATGGTATTCTTCTGGGCACTCAAATAGTTTATCATCTAAAAATATTTTAGCAGAACAGATTAGGCCACCTGTGCCAGCGTAGTTACCTATCTCACCTTTAGTAAGTCTAATTTTTTTCCAATAATCTTTTTCAACATTGTGGGCATAAAAAGATTTAATTTGATTTTCATCATACTGATCGTAGCAGTCTTGAATAAAAGTTGATGGCAGGGCCTCATCATCATCTACAAAGATTATCTTTTCATAACCCTCTTTTGCTAAATCTCTTGCAAGGTAAAATCTAGAAAATTGTTTATACTTGTTTTGATAATTTTTAATAAATACATTAGTTCCAAAATCCTCTCCATATTTATTAAAATAACCAATAAGTTTATTATCTTTATTCTCGCAGTTGTTTGATATATAAAAATCAAACTGTTTGTTGGTTTGGTTTTGAAGTCTTTGAATAATTTTAGGCATGTTTTCAAGTCTAATGTACGTACACATGATTAGTGCAGTCTTAGACTTTGGTCTTACCTGATTTTCATATAGGTATGTCATAGTGATAAAAGAAAGAGAGGGATAGACCACATAGGCATATCCCTCCCTAAAGAATTACTTCTTTGGTGCTGCCTTCTTAGCAGCCTTCTTTACAGGTGCCTTAGCAGACTTTAGAGCCTTCTCTACTTCCTTGGCATCTGGCAATACGCCAAACGCCTTGTCATTAGGGTTGATTGCTCTAATTGCTACTGGTGCGATAGCAGCAACAAGTGCTGTCCAGAGATCCTTTGGATCTGTTACGCCAGCCATATAGAGTGCTAGACCTGATGCAAGTACTGAGCGACCATATGATGCCAGTAGTGCCTTTAGTTGTTCTGTATTCATTGTATTCCTCCTAGGATATAACTCGTGTTAGTAATGTAAAGCCAATCCATAGACCAATAATTCCTGCGACTCCCGCAAAAACTGGTGGTGCTGGTACTGGCAATTTGAATGCTGCGAACACGACACCGCATCCAAAACCTGTTAGTGTTGATAAAATAATATCTTTCATTTATTTTTTTCTTCTGTAGGTAAAAGCATCTTTAATTTTTCGTACTCTTGTACAAATTTTTTCATTGAATAGTAATTTGGTGACATTGCTCCAATATCTCCATATTCTTTAAAATAATTAATTTCAGGTTCTAATTCATTGATAAACTTAGACAGTCCATCTTGAACCTCTTCAATATAGTTAAAGGCCCAGTCTCTTGACTCACTAATAAATTTAACAAAATTTTCTTTATGAACGCTTTCACCTGTCTGTATTTCTTTATCATTTTGTAACTCAATTACTTTTTCTAATGTAAAATTATCAAAAACTAATTTAGCAACAATGTTTTTTACATCAACAAACTTTTTTAAAAGAATTGAATATGCAACTATAAAAGAAATAGAAAGCGTTAACAAAGAAATAATCAAAACATTTTGTATCATACTGCCACCTGCTGAGGAATCATTAATGTGCATCTAGTACACAGATCATATGTAGATCCTGTAAAGGGACAGGAGCCAGCCTGTACTAAATTATGACCTTTAAAAGAGCATATAATTTTTAATAAAATAAACTTAATCATTTTAATGCCTCTCTAGTAACCAAAACAATTGCTCCTTCTTTTTCCAATGCATCCTTTAATTGTACTACATACTGTAGGGCTGCGATCTTTTCATCATGCACTAGTCCAGCAAAATGTTTCTCGTCTAATTTTATCGTAAGAAAGTGCTCGTTGTCAATAAGATTAACACCAAAACCTTTTGGGGCTTGAATATTATGAAATGCCCTACGCATAGAATCTGTATACATTACTTGTACTCTTTCTTTTTCCAAAAGTTAGTCTTATAAGATCTTTTAATTGTAGAGAAAAACTTTTCAGCATTTGCAGTGCTATCTTTTTCTGAATATGGAATTACTTCTCTTGACCAACTATCTCTTTTAATTGGAATAATTTGACAGATTGGGGTTCCTTTTTCTATGATTCCAGTAAAAGAATCAAGAATAAAAAATGGAAAGTGCACTGGATTATTATATGAATCGTTATCAACAAAACCTGAAACATTTAAAAATGGCAAGTCAAAACGGTTTATTGGGCTTGTAAAGAATAAAGAATACCCTTCAGGAACTTCTAGCCTATGCTGGTTATGCCACTTATAAACATATTGGCTATACCCTTCAGGAGCAGGCAAACCTTCCCATTGCTCATGAGAATGCTCTGTAATTATTTTTCTAGAAGTTCTCCACATAATATATGGAAACCCATCATCTTTTTTAGTAACTTCAATATCTGCAGTTAAATACATCATATAACCAGCAGTCATTGCATCAAATAGTGGGGTACATCTCTTATAAGTTGATGTTGCAATTCCAGGATACTGGGGTGTGAGCCTTGTATTAAATCTTGGAATAGTACTATTGCTTTTTCTATACCACTCTGGAACAAATTCAGATGCTGGCTTTATGTTAATAAAGTGATCCCCAATTTCTTCCACAGGTTGAATTATAAGTTTTTTATTTTTCATTATGCTCCATAGTCAGTGTCTGCCAAGTGTTGGCCCAGTCAGTTTTACTTTTGTGGTTATTAAATTCTCTAGATGGTTTTCCATCTTCTAAGTATACACTTCCCCAAACTCCCCACTCCTTACCAGAGATACCAACAGCAAAGCATCTTGAGATAAGTGGACACTTTATACATAAAGAATCAACCATTAATCTTGTATCTACAACTTCTTCATATTTATCAAAAAATAAGTTTGTGTCTAAATCTTTACATGGAGCATCATCTTTCCATAAGTGCTGCTTCATGATTACATCCTATACTTGTTTGATATTTCCCAACCCTTGTCAGTAAGTTTGATATCTTTCTTAATGTACCATTGATCATTGATACGAATACCATTAACGTCTGTTCTGCCAAGATTAGATCTCTTGAGTTCTAGAACATCCCAACCTACCCACTTAAGATTATTATTTTTTTCAACAATCTTTTCCATTAGTTCTAATTTATTTACTATCATTTTTTCCCTACAATCTGTTTGTTGATTTCTTTTAGAATTATATCTTTACTTCTACTTTGTGCAAATTGCTCATATCTTTTAGATAGTGGCCTAAGCGCTCCCATAGTTACTGAAGCCGAACTTGTGGCCCTAGACAAAGCAAAAAGTTTTTCGTTCATTTCAAATCTATGAACTTTTACTGGTCTATCTGTAATAAACTCGGTATAAAATAAAGGATCGTTTTCTTTAATATTAAATTCATTTACATTATCCCATAGGTTTACCTCATAAACATATGGCCTAAACCATTTACCAATATTAAAGGTTCCAGGGACTGGTGCTCCATATTTTTGAATTTCTGTTTGATGAAAATATGGTGGAGTAAAGGTTGCATCTAGACTGTCTTCATCTGTAAAAAAAATCCAAGATAACATTACAACTACTAATTTGTTGTTTTCAAATGATGCAGTTCTTTGAATTTTTGCGGTTATGCCATTTCTTTTTAGTTGATCTGGAAATATAGAATAAGCATTGTCATTTTCAATAGTAATGTTACTATCAACAGAAGTTGTAAATAAATAAGTATTCCTAAACTTATTACTAACTGCTGGACACTGAAGTAAGTTGTCTGTTGGTGCAGTTTCTTTTGCTCTTTTTTTAGATAAATTTTTATATAGTTGTTCAGGATCTGGGTACAACATATTCCAATTATTTTCAGGAACATCGGTCCAGCAAGGTGCCCAGTAGACGTTTATAGGTTTTTTCTTTAACATTTTAATACCTAAAAATTCCAACTTCAACATTATTTAATTCTGCAGTATCTACTAGTTTTGATTGCAGTTGATTTGCAGTGCTTAAAAATGCAAAGTAGTTAACATAACTAATATTTTCTTCTATCCAAGATGAAGGCGCTTTATAAAACTTAATTTTTTTGCCTCTTGCCTTCATACCTCTTTCAGAAAGATTAGAAAACTCAGATACCATTGAGTTGATACGTGCTGGACCAACTGAGTAGATTGTAAATTCTTTATCTTCTTCTTTCATTCCAGACAAGGCAACACTCATAGCACGAAGAAATACGTTATAGTCGTTAAAGTCTTTCGTTCCCTGTACTGCCACTATCATCGCTTTTTCCATTCTTTAGGTTATCCAAAATGAATAACATTTTATTAATTTCTTTATTTGACATTTGTTTAGTATCTAACGGTTGGGCAGTTTCGGGTATTGGATTACCTTCAACAGCATCAGCAACATAAAACACATTGTCTGATACCCAATATGCTTTTTCATCAATTACTATTACCTTAATTGTATCCTTTTCTCTTCGCCTTGTCAACTGGGAAGATCGGTTTATATCAATGTCTGTAATCAACTGCTGAGAAAAAAACTTTTTCATAATCCTGTGTAGATCACTTTGTTTATACAAGGTTCTACGAAATGCTCTATTTCTGCTTTTAGTTGTTATTTTAATTATAAACCAAGAAGCAACCAATGTCAAGCCAAAGGTTATGACATATAGCATTTTTTCTCCTATGGCTTAGTTTTTTTATCTACCTGAATATTCTCGGGCACTCTTGCATTCTTTAATTGAAACTTCAATGTTTCAAATTCTAAATCATTAGACTTTTGTCTGTAAAAAGCAACTAATTGTCTTAATTCCTCTACTGTTAGATCTTCCATATTTTACCCCTTATTTTTATTTGCTGGATGCTTAACTTCGTAGTCACCAATAACTGATTTAACTGTACCGTTTTTATTTAAACGAACAATCTTACCATTTTTAATTTGGGTAGCATTAAAAGATCCCGCTTTTTTCTTTGGCATATTACTTATAAAACGGATTTAAATCAAGTACTGATCCGCCCCAAATGGTGTGATAGTTTTTACCCATAGCATTATCATATGCATCCATTGTGTCTGGCTTTGTTGCTTCAAACTCAGCATCTTTGCCATTACCGATGTTTTTTGGAGAACAAGCAGGACAATCTGGACAGTCAACATTCATTGCTTTGCATGTTTCGCATCCGCAATCCTTGTATCCTTCAGTTGTAACCTGTTGTTCTTGTGGTGTACCGCCAGGGATTTCACTCATCATTTGCTTAATAACTGCTGCTAATTCTTGAATCTGGTCTGCTGCTGACATGCTTTCTCCTCCCGTATTGACTCCCGTACGAGAATCTCCAATGCCACTTCTACGTCTTCCATAGCGAATAACATTCTTTTTGCTTGCATCTGGTACATTTGCATACAGCGCTCTTACTTGAGATGTAGCCTCTTCTTCTGTTGCGTGGGTTCCAACAGTCTTACCCTTGTCATCGACAACAGCATACTGTGAACCTGATCTTTCAATACGATATGGCATACTACGATTATATCAGACTTTAGGACCAAGCATGCGCTTAATTTCTTCTAATGACCACAATTCCTCTTTGTTTAGTTTAGAAATCTCATTAATATCATATGCTTTTTCTGTAAGGGTAACAAGTGGATCTTCACTCATCATGTCAACATTAACAAATCCTTTTTCCCACAACTTCATAACCTCTTCATTAACGTGGGCCAGGTGGTCTTCATATAGTTCAGGCATGAGATCTTTCATCTTGTTAGTAATAGTGTATAAGAATTCTCCACTTTTTTCATCTATACCTGAAATTTCTAGCCCACCTGCTAAAATCAAATCATCAATAAGGCTATCTTCTTCATTGCTCACAGTTTCATTAGCCCCTCTAGTTGCTCTCTTGTTTGTGCCCCAGTGGCTCTTTTAATCTCTTGCCCATCTTGAATTACTATAAATGTTGGAATAGATTTAATACCAAACCCTCTAGCCAGTTCGCCCTCAATGTCAACATCAATTATTTGAAATCTGACCTCTGATGATTCACGATTTAGTTCTTCAACAATAGGTCTTGTCTTTTTACAGGGATTGCACCAGTCAGCAGTAAAATAAAATATATGGTTCATTTACCTGATTTTGCTCTAGCCTTTTTAAGAGCGGCAAAGTCTTTAACCTTAGTATCTCCAAGGTATCCCCATGCATAGCCATCATTGATCATAATGTCATTAAGAGATACGGTATTGCCATCTACGTATACCCAACCCAAAATGCGACCATACTTTTCAGATGAGTCCATTTTTTCAGTCTTAATAACAACAGACTTAGCATCCTTGAGAGACTTCTTTAGGTACTCCTTGGCTTCAAGACCAAGGGCCTTCTCAGCAAGATCTTTTGTGCGAGACTCAGGGGTATCAATACCAGCCAATCTTACACGAGATGCAAATAGGATATCAAACCCTAAATCAATAAGAACGTCAATGGTGTCTCCATCTACAACATTCTCTACTTTTCTTACATAGTATTCATACATTAGTAGTCTTTTCCTTTTGCTTTGTTTTCAATTAGTTTGTCACGTTCATCAATAATGGTAATCATAAATGCCATCATTTTAGCGTAACCTTCTGGATTATCTATAATCTTATTATAGTGGTGACCACAAAACATTAAATCACCGTTTAAACCAGTTACCTTGACAAGTGCTTCTGCTGCACATGAATCACAGCGATCTGTTGCTCCAAGAATCCATCCATCAACTTCAGTTTTTTCTTTAATCATTGTAAACATAAGTATACTACTTCTTTCTATTGTCTGTGACATAAAAGCCACTGCCGTTAAAAACTGCTCCTATAGTAGAGTATATACGAACCAGCGGTAGATTGCAAGTTTCGCAATCATACCCTGGGTCGTTTTCAGAAATACCTCGAACTTTATTTACAACTCCTTCACAAGAACCGCTGCAGTTATATTCATACACTGGCATATAGAACTCTAGATCTGAGTCATTAAAGTATCTTGTGGCCTATCTTGTAGCCAAGTTACTATTGCATATTTTGTTCCAGAGGTTACTGGGTGAGCGATATGTTTATATGGAAATGTTGCTGGAAACAATACAAGCATTCCTGCTTCTGGCTTAATCTTAATGCCAAAATTAACAAACTCAAGTTCTCCACCTTCGTAGTTATCATTTAAATATAGAATTGGAGAAATTGATCTACCACTTTTACTACCACCATCGTAGTGTCCTTTATACTCTGTACCTGTTTGATACTTTAAAATATTAAAACCTTCTATAAAATATGTCTGCTCTTCTAGTTCATAGTATTCGTTATACCCAATTGCTGTTGACCAGGCTGTTTTAAAAAATCTATCTGATAAAGACTTCATTACTTCATCATCTGAAGCAGCGGCAGTTAGAGACATATCCTCATTAGTTCTATTTGTTATTCTTTGTCCTTCAATGTTTAATGCATTTTTAAAAGGATATTTAGCATTAGGATTATTGCTGTATGCTTCTATCTGTTCAATTGTTTCATTTGGATTTTCCCAAATATTTCTATAAATAGAAATGCATCCACCAATAATCTCTGTTGGCTTTATTAGTTCAATACTATCTGTGTTAATCATTATCCTCTGCTTTCTTTTATTAACTTGAGTGTTTTTTGATCAACAACTCCTGTTACTGGAATCCCTGCCTTTTTTTGGAAGTCTTGAACTGCCTTTGCAGTACCTGAACCAAAATCTCCATCTACTTTTAGGCTAAGAAACTTTTGAATCATTTTGACTGATTCACCCTTTGATCCAGCCTTAAGCGGCTTAAAGGCTATTGGCTTCTTTACTGTTGGCTTTACTGCAGACTTAACTGGCTCTGCAACAGTTCCAGCCTTAGAAAGCAATGGAGCATTTTCTTCTCCAGTATAAACTGGTCGACCCCAACCAACTACAGCGTTAAGGATACCCTTCTTATTCTTTACATAAGCACGAGTCTTCTCTACACACATTCCGCCATTGCGCTGGTCTCCCTTTGCAGTTCCAGATGTGTTTCCCTCAATAACTTGAATAGTACCGTCTCCATTATTCTTAATGCAAAGACCGACATGTGAAATACGATTTACACCATCATCTGGAAAATCAAAATAAATCCAATCCCCTGGAGTTGGATCATCATTACGAGCATCTGCCCAACGGTTATTCTTCTTAAACCAATCTGCTGCTGCAACTGTTGATGCAGACTTTGGATACTTCTTTGGATCTAGTCCTGATGTAAATGCAGTCCATGAAACAAATGACTGACACCATGGCTGAAAGTTAGCACCTGTCCACTTGCCATATTTTGTTTCGTTATCTTTTGGACCTTCAATGGTACCAACTTCTTTCTTTGCAACTTCTATAATTGCTTCTAATGAGCCTTTGACAGCCATAAAAACCTCCTAAGTTTTGTATTACTAGTATACCAAAGAATGAGCCTTTTTGCAACATGCTCAGGTTGTTTTAAAGATTAGCCTAGATATTACTTTATCTTAATAGACTTAGGCTTTTTTTCTTCAGGAACAATGCGTACTACATTAACATGTAGCATACCATCCTTAAGTTCTGCAGATGTTACTTCCATGTACTCTCCCAGTGCAAAAGATCTTACAAACTTTCTTCCTGCGATTCCCTTGTGAACTACCTCTACATCTGTCACTTCAACAATCTCACCCTTGATAATTAATGTTCCATTATCTACTAAAACATCAATATTGTCCTTTGAAAACCCAGCGACAGCCAGTGAAATCTTGTATGTATCTTCATCCAGTTTGATAAGATCATACGGAGGGTATGACTGTGAGTTTGTTTTATGTGCTGTATTTAGGCGACTCAACTCTCTGTTGAAGCCAATAAAAAAGGGATCATTAAATAGATCCATAGCGTACTTTGTTACCATATTATTCCCCTTTCAAGCGAATAAGTTAATGTATCCCCCGTAGGCAGATACAGTACTATTATACCAAACTTTGGAGCGAATAGCGAGAATCGAACTCGCACATTAACCTTGGCAAGGTTACGCACTACCACTATGCAATATTCGCTTGGCTGGGCTGGTAGGCCTCGATCCTACGACTTGCGAATTAACAGTTCGCCACTCTACCAACTGAGTTACAGCCCAAAACCTATATTACAAAAACCATCCTGTAAGACTGGACTTAAAAATTGCCCAGTTGCGAAGAATTCTTTGCAATGTATCAACTTGTGCCTTTAACTTAACAAACTCTTCAGTCTTTCGTTCACTAAATGTAAGTATTTCTTTAGCAAGAACTGTTGGAGTTTCTGATTTACTCAATTCAGTTACAGACAATGTTGCCGATGTAGAATTTTTCATAGGCTCTTTTCGCATAGTTGGTGTACCATTTGGCCGACCAACTGTATCATTGAAAGTAAATGATTCTTGAGTTCCAGGACCGACTGTTGATTCAATAGTTGTAACAACGTTATTTTCTTCTAGAGTAGTCTGTGAAACAATTGGTTGATCATTTGTTAAAGTGAATCTTCCATCAGATTCTGTTATTGGGGTTGATCCTGGGTTTGCAAGATATCCACCCTGACTTTGATGTGTTTCAGGATTTGCTTGAACTTGTGGAACAACTCTTTGTCCCGCCCAAGTTCCAGAACCACAAACTGATGGCTGACAAACAATGATATTTGTAACTACCCCAGCATCATTTACCATAGCATAGGTTTGACAAGGATCCTCTGCTGAACATTCTCCTGCTTGTGCTGGAGCAACTGAAATAAATACTACAGATGCTGCAACCATTACTGCTGAACTTATAATTGATCTAACTTTCATTTTTTCTCCTCATATCATTAGACGTACTACATGGCAACATGGGTCACCACCGTCTTCCCATTCTTGAACTTCTTCTTCATCCATATATTCGTATCCGCCATCATGAGTGTTACAGTAAGGGTCTGAAATCCATCCCCGCTCAATACCACTTGTTAACCAGATACCAAACTCTGCATCTTCTATATCATCTTCTTTATGCATATTAAAAGTATACTCCTAAAGACTTACTACGTCAACTGGGCCCATACATGATGGACTAAACTTAATTGCAGCATTTACTGCTCCAACTACACGTTTTCTTGCATCTTTTGCTTTTTCTGTAGCATTTAAATATCCATATGCGTATTCTGCTCCAGAACCCATAGCAAGATATGGTACTGTATATTTAGATAAAGACATATCTGCAGAACTATGTTCATAAATTTGTCCACGAACTGCAATCAATAGTCCAAGGTCTCCATCTTTAGATGTATCAACCCAAAAATCATTATAAAATGCACGAAGTTGTTTAATAAATTTAGTCTGCATAAATTTATCTGTATCTTTAATATCTGGAACATAAGGATTAAAGTTATAGCGAATACGCTCACCATCCATAGCACCAGCATATCCAATTAAGTAGGGTCCTAGTTTCCAAACCTTTGGACTAGTAAGTGCTAAAATGGTACCGTCATCTGAGGCACCACGATCACCAGCCATGTATATTTTATTATTTATTTCATCACGAACGACTGCAATACAAGTCATGCAGAAACCCCTCCCAAACAGATATACTTAAGTATACCATTGCCTGGAAGGGGCTGTCAAACATGGTCAAATATGTTTAATTATGCTATCTTTGATCTTTTTCTACGTGTTTCAACTACTGCATCCTGCACTGTTTTTGCATTTTTATCTGTGGTAGAAAATGCTGCATTGATCTCATCTCTTGTGAGTCTGCCGTCATCCATAAATGCACGAGCCAACTTCTCAACAACTACGGCTACTGCGCTAAGGCCTGCTACTGTCATTGCTTTTGCTACTGATATACCTGCGATTGCACCAGCACCAATTACTGCTAATGCATTTGCTGCAAATACCGCAACGATACGCATGAGAATATTCCAAATGTTTGTGATACTGTTCATTTTTACTCCTCTCTATTTCTAATAGGACTAGTGATAATCCAAAGACCAAGGGTTGCCATAATTCCATAACCAACAATAGTCTTAGCGCTACCGTCCAAAACAACCCAGGCAATAAACATTCCAAGAAGAGTCCATGCCTGATCTACTAGGTCTTTCATTATATTCTTTACTATTCTTACCATTTTCTTCCTCCTCTTGAACCTGGTGAATTGCTGCCTGAGCCTCCACCAGAACTTCCTCCACCACCTGTACTACCACCAGTTGCTCCACCTGCTGCCACTGCTGCAGCATTTATTGCTGCTCCTGTTGCAACAACTGTTGCGACAACCATATCTGTTGCTTCTTCTCTTTCTTCCTCAGTCATATCAGCACCAATACTTCCCAGTGCTGCTAATGCTGCTCCTGGATCAGTGAATACTGCTTCTAACAGTGCTCCTGGATCTTGAACCAATTCTACATTTGCAGCAACCTCTGCTGTAATAATTAATGCATTTCCATTTTCATCTGTACGAATTTCAATTGGTGTTTCAGGTGGTAGATCTGCATATGAAACTCCAGATGCCTGGACTTGTTCTGCTGATATTGACTCTCCAGGCTTAAGATCTTCAAGCAATGCTTCAACAACAACCTCTTTTTGTTCTTCAGTTAATTCTTTACCGTCTTTTGCCTCTTCAAGTATTTCTTTTAATTCTTCAGCAGCCTCTTCTTCAGCCAACGCCTCTTCTAATTCTTTTGCCTCTGCCTCTTCCGCAATTCTTTCTTCTTCTGCAAGGGCTTCAGCCTCTGCCTCTGCTTTTGCCTTTGCAATGGCCTCTTCTTCTGCTGCTATACGCTCAGCCTCTGCCTCTTCTTC